CCGCGCCAAAAATCTCCGCAAGTACGGGTCTTAATATAGGATAATGTGTCAATATGAAGGGACCACAGCCACAGCCGACCGTGTTAAAGATCCTCAGGGGCAATCCAGGGAAGCGTCGCCTGCCCGAAAACGAGCCTAAGCCCGAGCCGGGCATACCCGATATGCCGGCCTGGATCAAATCCTACCCACTGGCCGAGGAGTGCTGGCATTGGCTGGTAGAGCAACTGGGCGGCATGGGGGTGTTGTGCAAGGCAGACGGCAGGTGCATGGAATTGTACTGCTCCGCGTACAGTACTTGGCGTGAAGACTTGTGCAGTGTTGGGAGAATGCGGGCGCTCCAGTCTCTCGGCTCAGAGCTTGGGTTGTCACCGGCGGCCCGAACCCGTATAAAGACGATCGGGAAGCGGTCTGAGCCGAATCAACTGGAGCAGTTCCTCGCAAATTCCAAGGCGAAGAATGGCTAAATCGGACATCCAGAAGTCCATAGAGCAGTACCAGAGGGGGGTAATGGTGGGCACGTCGCGTCCCGGACGACTGGAGCGGTTGGCGGTGGAGCGTCACCTGGCCGACCTGGAGGCTGGTCCGAAGCGGGGTTTGCGATTTGACATTACGGCGGCGGAGAATGCGATCCGATTCTGCAAGTTCATTCACCACGCCAAGGGTGAGTGGAGCGGTCAGATATTCGATCCTGCGCCTTGGGAGATGTTCATTCTCTGGAACCTGTTCGGGTGGAAGAGGGATGATGGAACGCGCCGGTTTCGGGTGGCGTATATCAGCATGGGCCGGAAGAACGGGAAAACATATCTCATAGCGGTAGTCGGGCATATTCTATTTATTGCCGACAACGAGCCGGGCGCGGAGATTTACACGGCAGCGACGAAGATGGACCAGGCGCGATTGATTCATAGTGCCGCGAACAGCATGGTCAAGGCGTCTCCAGAGCTTCGGAATCTGGTAGAAATCTTCCGCGATAACCTTTCGATCAAGGAAACGCAGAGCAAGTACGTTCCCCTCGGCGGGGATAGCGGAACCCTGGACGGCTTGAACCCTAGCGGGATGTTGATTGATGAGTTGCACGCCCACAAGACCCGCGGGATGTGGGATGTGATGGACACCGCGACGGGCGCCCGGCGGCAACCCCTGCTGGTGGCGATCACCACGGCCGGCACGGATCGCCAGTCCATCTGTGCCGAGCAGGATGATTACTCGATTCACTGCCTGGAGGGGGCACTCCGCGACGATTCGCACTTTGCGTTCATCTGCCGGCTCGACAAGGATGATGACCCGTTCGACGAAAAGAACTGGAGGAAGGCCAATCCGAACCTGGGCGTCTCCGTAAAGCTGGACGACCTGCGCAGGAAGGCGGCCAAGGCTAAGGCGAGTCCGGCTAGCATGAACGCCTTTCTCCGTCTGCATTTGAATGTCTGGACCACCGCGGAGAATCGGTGGCTGGATGCGGAGGCGTGGAAGAAGTGCGGGGGGGCGGTGGACATCGAATCCCTAGCCGGGCGATCATGTTCCGGGGGGCTGGACCTAGCGAAGACCAGCGACATGACCGCTCTGGTTTTGGCGTTTCCTGACGAATTGGAACGAATGGATTCCGACGACGGGGCCGAGCCCGAGGGGACGTACACCCTGCTGTGCCATTTCTTTCTCCCGGACTACGATCTGGATCGGAGGGAGCGGGAGTCAGGTCTTCCCCAGGGATGTTATCACCAATGGGCGCGGAAGGGATTTCTGACGCTTACCCCGGGGGCGACCTGTGACTACGGGTTTGTCCGAGAAACGATATTAGAATGCGCCAGGCGGTACGACCTGCGCGATGTGGGTTTTGATCCCTGGAACGCTACGCAGATGGCCACCGATCTTCAGAATGATGGGATCGAGATGGTGGAGTTCTCTCAGGCGATCCACAAAATGAACGAGCCGTGCAAGGAGTTTGAGCGGCTGGTGCTGTCGGGGGGGTTGCGGCACGGAGATCATCCGATTCTGGCCTGGCATTCGGCCAACGTGAGCGTGCGGATAGATGCCAATGCGAACGTGGCGCCGATCAAGGGGGGGCGGGGGCAAAGCCAACGGAACAAGATAGACGGCATTGTGGCCTCGATTATGGCGGTGGCCAGGGCGAAGGCGTTCAGCCAGACGGGGCGGAGCGTGTACGAAACTCGGGGGCTGGTGACCATATGAGAAATCGTGAATTGGTTAATGGCCTACTGGCCTTGGCGGCCATTCTATTGACCGGCACGGGGGCCTACCTGATCTATCCGCCTGCGGGCCTGGTGGTCGCCGGCCTGATGGTTTGGTGGGATTTATTGTCCAGCCGGGTAAGGAAATTTCCTTGACAAACGATGTGTGACCGTCACAATTCGACAAGCGACCCGATCTCCACTCCTGGGGAGCGATCATGAGTTTCATCGCAAGTTTATTTGAGCGGCGTTCAATCGAGAACCCATCGGTGCCCCTGTCGGATATCGACGCGGACTCCGGTCTATGGGATACCCTCACCGGGGGCGGGGCATCATCGTCGGGAGTTCGGGTTAATCGCAAGTCGGCAATGGGCTATGCGGCCTATTGGCGAGGCCTTAATCTCATCAGTCGGGACTTTGCGAAGCTGCCGCTCTATGTTTACCGCAAGATGTCGGGTGGCGGTAAAGAGCGGGCTCTGGATCATCCGGCCTATGCGATTCTCCGCCGGTCCCCGAACTCGGTTCAGAAGGTCTTTGACTTTAAGCAAGCCCTGATGGCGAATGCATTGGAGGGCAACGGGTACGCATATATTTACCGCAACGGATCGGGGATGCCGCTGGAACTGCTATGGCTGTCTCCCGACCGGACCTGGCCGATTCGCGAGAACGGCGTGTTGTGGTACGTGACCCAGTTGGACAGCGGAGAGCAGCGGAGGATCGCCCCCGAGGACATACTCCACCACCACGGCCTCGGGTTCGACGGAACGCAAGGCTACTCCGTGTTGGACGTGGCCAAGGAGACGTTGGGGTTGGGGCTGGCAGCCGCCAAGTATGGATCAATATTTTTTAAAAACGGGGCGACTCCCAACGTGGTCCTCGAACACCCCGGCAAGATGGGCAAGCCTGCGGTTGACCGGCTGCGTTCCGATTGGGAGAAGCTGTACGCGGGACTGGACCAGGCCCACCGCACGGCGATATTGGAGGATGGTCTCAAGGCCCATGTTCTCAGCATCGACGCGCGCAAGGCGCAGCTTCTGGAGATTCGAGAGTTCGAGGTCCGGCAGGTTGCGAACCTGCTGGGCATCCCCCCGGAAATGTTGGGCATCAGTGCGGGCGTGGTTTACAAACAGTACGAGACCATGCGGCAGTCCTATCTCGACAACGGGCTGGACCCCTGGCTTGTGCAATTTGAGGAGGAGTGTGAGCGAAAGCTGTTGACCAGGGATGAGCAGGAGAGCGAATCGCACTCGATAGAGTTTCAGCGGAGCGCGCTGGTGCGGGCCGATTTCGTGGCCCGGCAGACGGGGTACAAGTTGGGGATCGAGGGCGGATATCTGAGCCCTGACGAAGCCCGGGAGGGAGAGGGCCTGAATCCTATCCCGGATGGATTGGGCAAGACATTCTATGTTCCGCGCGGGATGGTCGTCGCCGGAGAAGAACCCGCTCCCGAGGACGCTCCCGAGGGTGCCCCCGAAGCCCCGCCGGAAGACGAACCGGACCCCGAAGAGGAGGAGAAGCAGCGGATGCTTCATTCAGCGGCCCGCGATTGTCTGGATGACGCCCGGCGCCGGATGGCCAAACGGATCGGACTCCATGCGACCAAGGCCGCGAAGACCCCGGATGTGTTTGTTTATTGGTGTGACGAGAGGCTGGAGCGCGACCACCGCGAGGTCTGGTTGGCGGCGATGGGTCCGGCGGTGCGCATGGCCGCCGCCTGCGGGGTGTTGCCGGCCGGGACCACGCTTGACGAAGAATCCCGCAAGTTTTTCGATCTTAGCCGGGAAGCATTGTTGACCGCGGCGGAGTGTAAGCCCAGCGAGCTGCCGCTTCGCGTTGAAGCCTGGGCGGCGGAGATTGCCGGATGATCGGCGAGTGCGACGAGTGCGGCGATTCCGGGGCTGTCACCGAGTGCCCGAATTGTGATGGGGACTATTGTGCGGAATGCCTGGCGGACCACGAGTGCGAAGGGGTTTTGGAAGGCGAGGACTGATTCATGAGTGAGCGAAGATACACCAAGCAGGGCCGGGCGAAGGTAGGGATACGGGATCGCGCGGACGGGAAGCCGGCGATTGTCGGCTATGGCGCCATGTACTATGACGGCACGCCCGAGACTCAGTACACGTTGTGGCCCCTGGTTGTCGAGCGGATAATGCCCGGCGCGTTCGATCTTACAATCGCCGAGGATGACATTCGCGGCCTGTTCAATCACGATCCCTCGATGTTGTTGGGGAGGGTGGCGGCCACGACGATGCGGCTATCGACTGACAACGTGGGGCTGCGGTACGAGATTGACCCTGGGGAGACCCAAGTGGGCCGTGACGTGACCGAACACGTGCGGCGCGGCGACCTGAGCGGGTCGAGCTTCTCGTTCCAAATCACCGATGAGCGGTGGTACGAGGAAGGGGACTTGGAGGTTCGCGAGATACTTGGCGTAAAGCTGTACGATGTTGGCCCAGTGACGTTTCCGGCTTATGAGAGTACGTCGGCCGGCCTGCGTTGCGAGTCGGGAGAGTTGGTGGAGGCCCGTGCCGGCTATGAGAAATGGAAGCGCGAGCAAGCCGTGGCGAACGCCAGGCTGGCGTCGATTCGCGCAAGATCAATCAACGTAGCATAGGAGACATCCCTTGGCAGATATTACGGATACCGAAGCAGTTCAGTTTACCCAGTTGCTCGCCCGCCCCACGGCCAATGCAATTGCCTACGCCTACTGGCTCAGCAAGAAGACTCTGGCCGAGTGGTTCGGGAACGACCTTGGCAGCGTGGTCACGAACGACACATCCCTGGTGACGGACGGTTGCCCGAAGCCGGTGACGGGGGCACAGGTGACGAGCGTTATCACCAGGGCGTCAGAGTTGGTGACCGACCTGGAGGCGAGCGGCGGCGCGAAGCTGAATACGATCCTGGCGGCAACGACGCTATCGGGAGAATAACGTGGCGACGATTACCAACGTGGCGATCAGCGGCGACGGTCCCGACTACACGGTAACGCTGAAGGACGGTCGGTCTCGGATCATCCATGCGTGGCCGGTGCCAGAGGATGCGCAGGTGTACGTCGATGCGGTCGAGGTCGAGATGATG